TTTGTTTTACGAACAGATTGATACCCTCGCATTAGACTTTCTGATTTTGAATATTTATCATATGTGGCTAATATATAAATAACCGTACCTTGTTCAATCTGAAGACGCTCTGATATTTCACCAGTCCTCAGTCCTTTATCCCAAAGAGAATATACCTCGTCGTAATCTATCTTTTTACCACCCATTCCACCTGCTGTACAGTTATAACCGTGAGCGGTTGTATTGCTTCGATAGAACGCTATCCAATATATTTCTCTTTCATCCAAGTGAGAGTCGTCACATTGCTCGATAGTCTCAATGATAAATGCGTCAGGGGTATATTTCTTCAAAGCCTTATTGATTGGATACTCTCCGTTGATATGGCTTAAGTGTTCTTTCCAACGAAACTCTACAGTTCTGCAGGTTTGTCCTATATACACCTTGCCATTAACCGTGTTTGTTATTTTGTAAATATATCCCATGTCATTAACCTTTGATTGATTTGTAAAAACGGTACAGGAAGATTAACATTTCCTGTCGTGTGCACTCACTATGTAATTTGTAATTGCCTGTATCATCTCCGTAGAGAATACCGTTTTTAACCGCGTTATTTACCGCCTCAGCCGCCCAAGCGTCTGGGGTGTTATCTTTTATTACCTCAGGCTTAACCTCGCTCTGAGGTGCCTTTCTGTCGCTCACAGACACATATGCAGAGCTTATGTATCCTGTACCGATTGTCGGGTACTCAACTCTGTACCAGCCGTTGTCGGTTTGAGCACAGATAGTTACTGTGTCGCCGTCTGCGTGCTTACCAATAATAGAAGCTCCGACTCTTGGTTGCTTTCTGATATTAAGCACATCGCCCTTAACAGATACAGTTCCAATATAATCAACTTTAGACTCATTCCATTTGAACTCTTCATTCACAAGCTCATATACCTTCTGTCTAAATGTATCCATATTCTCACCGTGTTTAGGGAACCAGTGCATTACATCACCGTGATTAGATGCAATACCCATTGTGTGTCCTTCAGAGTGACAGATAATATCCGTCAAAGGATTTAGGTTATACATCTTGCAGAGATATGCACAGAGTTCTGCGGCCTCATTAAACACCGCTCTAAAATAAGTAGCATCTGTAAGACCATCTTCACAAATCTCAAAAGAGATATGTGTATTATTTGCGGAACCCTTATTGCCAGATGCAGCGTGCCAACCTCTCCAGTTCCAAGGCAGTGTCTGATATGTAGCAACAGTACCATCAGCCATCTTACCAATAAAACCGTGAACACAGGCACCGACTCCGCTCATATTCCAATGGTTGTTATATTGGTTATAGCCGAGTCTTCCGTCATCGGGAACATATCTTTTAAGCCACGGATTGTTAGCTCCAGTGGAGTGAACCATAATACCCTTAGGAGTAATAGTTCTTCCGGCTTTATAGCAATCATTGAGGGTTAAGATACTTTCAAATAGTCTCATCGTAAATCACCCCTCTTATTTTACCAAGCCATACACTCTGTCAAGAAATACAAGCATCTCCTGTCTGGTGCAGGCGTTGTGAAGTTTATAGTTACCGTTTTCATCTCCGAAGAGAATCTTGTTTTTAACTGCCCAGTCAACAGCTTCTTTAGCCCAAACATCAGGCGTGTTATCTAATTTGATTTCTGCCATAGACTTGTCCTCCTTAATAGCATACTTTGCATAATATCCTTCGCCATATGAAGCTCTTTTCGTTTGCATAGCTTTACTTTGGTCGGCAGGTCTTTCGAACTCAAGTAATACTGCGTTTGAAGCATCAAGTACGGAAGTGGCAGATGTCAAAGTTTTAAGAACCTTTTTGTAGCCTGTGCTCAATTCCTGATACAAGAAATCAAGTTGCATTTCAAGGTCTCCAATAGATTTACCAGAAGCCTTAGCGAAGTTCAACATAGCTTGCTTTCTACTCCAATAAGTCCACTGTGCAAGACCATAACCGGCACTATCCTTAACGAAGTTTTTATACTTACCGTTATCTACAACTTCTGTATATTTCTCATCCGTGTACTTTAACTTCTTTTCGTATGAGTTCTGTAAATTCTTAGGGTTCAAAGCGGATTCTGCATAGAGATTACCGAGAAGACCTGCACAGCCGTAGTCATTCAGTCCTTTTGATTTGAAGTAATTCCAAATCTTTTCTTCGTTTGTCATACCTTTTAAACTCATTACAGCTTTCCTCCTTCCTTATAAACACACAGATATTTACCTTGAACAATAGTATTTTTCCTACAAGCACAAGCAATCGTATCCTTATGTACTCCAAGGTATTGTGCTAATTGTGTAGCACTATCAAAAGTGTTTATATAATTACGGTGTAAATCATATAAAACAACAGGTTTTCTAAGATGTCTTGCGTGGTTTTCAGATTTGCATTTCATTCTTCCTAAGAAATTTTCTTTGAATAATTTCAAATCCTTACATTCATCCTGATACACCCAAGTAAAACCGTGTGTATAATTAAGCTTCCCCTGACAAACCCTGCAAATCACACTGTGTGATATACCGGTTATTTCTTCTGCCTCTCGCAAGCTTTTGTATGATTTTACAAAATTACCGTTCATATCAAATTGATATATAGGTCTACAAAGAATATCGTCATACAGGCCAGAGCTCCAAGACTTTTTGGTATTAGCTCCTGTAATTGCTTTATTCTTTTCACTATGATGTTTGTTATAAAAACCATTATCTTTTCCATAATAACTTACACCAGTGGTTCCATCTCCTCCGGCGGAAATGTTGTAGCCATAATTCTTATCGTTTGATTTCAGTTTAGATATCAAAAGTATTTCAAAATTTTTAGCCTCAAGCTCAGTTAAATTACTTGCAACAACTTCGTGATATATTGCATCCCATCCATATTTTTGAATAGCATTATAAAACGCTGTGCACTCCTTATATCCTTTGCCATTTCTCCAACGATGGTTGGGTGTTTGACTTGTAATTCCAACATAATATTTTTGGCTTGGACTAATATGTATGTATACACACCAACTGGTGTCATTCGTTTTTAATGGAGCCATCATAACCTCCGTTAACAATCACGATTCATATTTACATAGGGGACATCAAATTCCTCAGCCTGTTCCTGAGCTTTCTTGATTATTTCCTCTACACTGGGAGAATCGTTCTTTCCAAAAGTGTCTGTGTGTTTACTAATGTTTTCAATAACAGACTTAGCGAGGTATCCAACCACAACGGCAATGATTGCTGTCGCAATGGTTTTGGATAATGTTTCTGCTATTTCTGTTTTGTCATACCAAGCAAGTACATAAGTACCCCACATCATAAGTATCGAACTATTTACAATTCGAGTAAGCAATCTTTTGGAATATTCTTTCTCTCGTTTAGCGGATACACTTCTAAAGAAGTCCGCAATACGAGAAAATAATTTCTTTTTCTGTTTATTCTTTTTTGCCAAATGTATCGCCTCCCGGATATAACAAGACCGCCGCACGATTAACTCGCAACGGCGGTTTATTTTTTATATTAACAGGTTTGAAAGAGAGAGCGTTACCCACTTACTGCCATCATTATACTGCAAGGTGTTGTTAAAATATCTTAATGCGTGAGCACCGTCTTCTGAGTTGACGGTACCTTGAATATGTACACCAGCGGCATCGATGGCTTTTCTTAAGTCCTCGGTTAACTTGGATGCGTCAATAAAATTATCTGGAATAATTGCGGCACCCGCATCTCCCTTTGAGACTACGGTTTTGTCTGTGTACTTCTTGGCAAGAGCAAGAGTTTCAACACTTATAGCCATTCAAGTCACTCCTTTCTGGTGATTATAATTCTTTCCATACACCTTCGCTATTCAACATCCAGACAGAACTGTCGTCAATAACGAGAGCAGTAGAACCTGTTGGACATTTATCTTTGTCCGTAAACTGTGTAGGAAGATTGTCTATGTCCGCACGAACATCACAGACAAACTCCTGCTGACAATCGAGGGGTGTACCTTTATAAGTTTTCTTTGTGATAGCCATAGCCTACCTCCTTTATTTAACCTTTTCAAAATAATCCTTTTTGTTGATTTTGTCAGGCGTACCCGTTTGAATACAAAGGTATAATTTATCTTTGTATAAATAGTAATAGTTGGCATAAACCTTCATACCGCTTTCCCAAGCAAAAGGATTTGTTGAGGTGCCCTGAGCATTAGGGTCTTCAACCGCTTCCCAAGTTATCTTGTGCTTTTTGTTCTTGGTTTCAATTTTAGCCTCCCATTTATAGCCGGGTTGAGTAGGTAAGTCTTCTGGTGCCGAATCGGCTGTGATACCAGCCTGTGCAGCGAGCCTTCCTAAATCCATAAAAGGCTTATGTAATTCAGCCGCCTTAGTCCATTTACCCATTATTCCTCAACCTCCTCACCGGTCACGCCCAAAAGATTAAGAGCTTCTTTCATATCTTCGTTTTCTTCTTTTAAAGCGGAATAATCTCCAGAATTATTAGACGGGGTTTCGCCTGTATAAACTTCACCCACAATCTCTTCATATTCATCGGCTGTTATCCATCCTTTGAGAACGGCATTTGCCACACGGTTCTTATCCCACAAGCCACGGTCATAATAGTCTTTTACTTTATTAAAGTTTGTGCTGTGTTCCATACATTAGCCCTCCTCAATCTCTTCGTTCATCATACCCTCGTCTTCGGGTGTGCTAAGGTCAACATCACTCATCATAGCGATATAGTCGGTATCAGCTCTGTTCTTAGCCACCTCAGCTGTGAGGGCAGCATTTCTCTTACGCTCAATCAAGAGCTGGTCTTTTATTGATAAATACTGCATACTAAACCTCCCATAAAGATTTATAAAATCGTTTCATATTTTCAATCATAAAGTAGTCATCCGTCCTGCTTAAGAACGGAGTACCCTTTCTTGCGGCAGAGGGTTCTGCCGAAGCGTGAGCTAACCACGATTCAAAGCACTGGTCTACTTTGTCACGAGTCATTCGACCTTCATCAACCAATTTCTTCATACGCTTTAACTTGCGACGCTCGTGGGTTACTTTGTTTGGAAGAACTTTCTTTACGACTTTCCCAGTCTCGGTAAGTCTGAAAGAGTATCCAAGAAAATGGATTGGTTGTGTTATGGGAAATATCTGTGTTTTCTTTGCACTCAGCTTTAATCCCATTTTGTTAAGTTCGTCTTCAATATATTTCAGGCAGTCCTTTAAGACATCCTTATTTTCGTGGATAAGGATAAGGTCATCCATATATCTGACATAGTGCTTGATTCGTTTACGCTCTTTAATCCCGTGGTCGATATCATTTAATACAGCCAGTTGACAAAGCTGTGTTGCCTGAGAACCAAGTCCCATACCAACACCCGGGCTTTCTTCGGTGCTAAAGCTATCAACAATTCGGCAGACTTCGGAGTAAGCCCAATCATCATCACATAACTTTCGCATCTTTTCTTTGACTACACTATGTGGGGTGGAGCCAAAGTAATTTGTTATGTCGCATTTTAAGACATAACCACTACGACTGTGCTTGTGGTAAAATCGTTGTATGTGGGCAACGAGCCTACGCCGTGCAAACTCTGTGCCTTTATTATCAAGACAAGCACCGTTATCGTAGATAAAGGATTTTGTGATTTGTTCTGTCAAGTATGTGTCACAAAGACTTCTTTGGAATACTCTATCTTTAAATCGTGTACTTACGATATCTCGTTTCTTGGGTTCATAGATTGTAAACCGAGAATATTCTTCGAGGTCGTAGGTACCATTCATTAACTGTTCTTCAAGCTTTGCACAGTTTATGATTCCATTCTTTACCCAGCCTGCGACACTATCTTTCCACATAACACTTGATTTACAAACATTCATTGCGTTATACAAATTTTCAAAGTCACAAGCCATCTCCTTGACAGCAGGTGCGTTCTTAGTATTCATTGAGCACCTCTTTCTGATTAAAATAAATTTTGAACACCGTGTATAGCAGTACCTACTACCGTTGGTTGAGTAGACTGCATCGGCATACCTGTTTCGCCTTTTACGGCTGGGATAGTCGTTCCTTGCGTGGGTATTCGGTTTGGTCACATAAAGTGCTACTTCCTACTGATACCACCCAATCCGGAGCGACGCCGTTACTGTTGTTGGCATTGTTGTTGTTCAAGTTACCTGTAGGGTTGACATTACGAACATTATTACCGTTGGTAGAATTAGGAGTACGCAACCACTGAGGCACCTAAAATGCAGCACGGAACTTCTTACAACGACTACCCCATATTGTTATTTCTTAAGAGAAGCAGTATATCTTTGCTTGTCAGATTTACGCCAATTTTGTATCATACGCTTCAGGTGTCCTATCTGTTCGCCGATATACTTTACTCTCTTGCTTTTAATAAGTTTTCTGCGATACATAAGAGTGGCAGAAGTGAGTACATCCTCAACCGCACGCTCTGCCTGTGATTGAAACTTTCTTCGCTCGTAAAGACTTGCGTTGTCTTCAATCACAATTTTGTTTGCCGTCTGAATGTTAGATACACAAGACAACATTTTAGAACGCATATTATCTGCAAACCATTTTGAATTTGCATACTCAAGCATTTTGTCTCTTGTAATCTTGGCATCCTCGCTCGGCTCTGGTGGCAGATAATACTTTACTGTAACATCAAATATGTATTGCAAAAGATTATCAGCTTCTGTTTCGATAGCGAGTTTTCCTCTGCATCTCTGACCTTCTGGTACACTCATTTCTTCAACCTCCTATCATATACCGCAAAGGGGTTAAGACCTTTATTATATATCGTAAAGGGTATCCCTTGTCTAATCCCATAAAGGGTGGGACAAAGTTACTATATCCCACAAAGGGTAGTCACTCTTTATAGATACACCCCTCGCTATCATATACCGCAAAGGGTGTACCATATATTATTTTTGTTGTGTATCGGTATAATAATCACCCTGTCGGGTGGATTATTATTACACGATTACGCAAGCCGGAGCGACGCCGAAACTGTTGCCGGCACCGATGTTGTACAAGGTACCAGCAGGGTTGACAACACGAACACTATAACCGTAGGTAGAATAAGGAGTACGCAACCACCAATAAGTTGCGGAACCGTTTCTGTATTTAATTCTGTTCGAGTCTGCTCCAGTACCGGGAGATGCTAAATCAGAATATCCAGCACCATAGTACTCATATACTTTACCGTCTGCTCCATCAGCACTACGCTCTGTGCCTGCATAGATTTCAGGACGAGAGAGTAAGAAGAAGCGTTCAGTAGATGTGTTGTGGCCGTAGCCATCAGAAATACTCTGCTGGGTATCCTTTACAACTTCTCCAACAACATCAAGGAAAGCAGGGTCAATACCCTTTAAGAAACCTGCAGTGCTTGCGTTTGCGGGTCTATCAAATACAGACTTAGGTTCCCACCAAGCATTACCCTCTGCATCAGTATTTAACCACTGACGGAGAGCAGATTCAGCCCAGTTGTTAGAACCGTAACGCATACGGTGTACGCAGTTTGTATTTTCTGTAGTTGCTGTAGCGTGAAGTGTAGGCATTGCAGTACCAGCTTCGCCCTCTGCAACAGTTACAGTTTCGATTGCTGTAGCGGCACCAACAGATGCGTATGTAGAAATCTTACAAGTATTAGCCTGTACATTATAACCCCAAGCAAAACGAACCTGTCCACCAACAGGAACATCGTTTGCAAGGGTGAAGTTTAATGTAGAGCCACCACCGTAAGCGTTATCGTAACCGGCAGGAAGTGTGAAGTGATATGTACCAGCCGCAAGACCCTGAGGATATGTTGCCGCATCAATATACCAAGCAGCTTCAGCCGCATCGAATACCATAGCAGCAGTCCAGAGGTCGTGCATCTGTAATGTCATACTGTGTTCTAAGGTTCCGTCCGCGGGTGTATCGTGGTCAATACCAATAACATCAAAAGCAAGCTGTGTAGATGTCTCTGTGATAATCACATGGTCGCCAGCTTCAGCAGTACCAGTTACAGAGATACCATAGTTTTCAAGCCTAACAGCCTTACCGTCTTCATTACGCCAAGACTTTCCATCAAATGTGAAAACATACTCGCCGGCGTGAACTTCTCCGCAACCTTCCACGAAAGAGTTTGCATTAACGGTAACCGCTGTGATACCAGTACTTGTGCCTTTACTTGCTGTAACGGCAGATAACTTTTCGACAATGAACTGGTCACCAATGTCGAAGTACTGTGCAGCCGCACCGTTTCTTACGATAGTCTGCACATCGCCCCAAGTCTTAGGAGCTTCACCAAACACTTTGTCTGAAACAACATCAACCTTAGATTGAATTTTCTGTGTCTGGTCATTTAAGGCACCGTATGCCTCGTCAATTTTTGCCATATTAGAATTGCCTTCTTCGCCGTTGATACCAACACGCCAATCTTTGAAAGTGGTAGTTGTATCATCTTCGGGAGTAAGCAATAAGTTTAAATTTGGTGTATAACTCATTTCGTTCCTCCAATTCTTATATTAAATTCTTTACATATCTACAGAGCCGCTTTGAGGTGTAGTTACAACTGCGGCACCCATATTGTGAATAGTATGATTATCCCATTGATACAGGTATCGGTTGTCGTAATGCCCAAGCCCATAGTATGCTTCCATTTCGTCAGCAACCATAAAGGTAGTCAGTATTGTTTGAGAAACAACACCAAGTCCTGCGGCTACCTCCATCTCTTTGAGAGTCTGATTAGATAGCTTCGCCAAAGATTGCTTTGGATATATAAGCGATGAAATACTTATAGATATCTCTGGGTTTTTCAAAGCAAAGATGTTCTGTTTGCAAGAGCAAATAATCTGATAAGAAAAGTCTGCATCATCAGAAAGTTGTAATGTATTTCTTACAACATTCTTAATATCAACATTTGAAACAAAGTCGGCAATTTCACTTGTAATATGTAAGTCGTGTTCTCCGATATCAAATGTGAATTTCATATACACTTTTCCACAGGTCGTAACGAGAGATAATTTAGGATAGATTAAATCCATATCCGAGAGAAGCCAATCGTCATACTCATACAGATAGCCATCAAACCAGTGGGTACCACTTGTGTTTAACAACAGTTCAACGACCTTGCTCATATTAGCTGTAATACGGTCTGTTAAACGAGCTGATAACTTAGCAGTATTTAATCTGGTTGTGTTGGTTACCTCTCCAGAAGTAAGGAGTTTGAGTTCATTCGGCTCAACATCTGCCGTTTTGACTAATGCCATATCGACATTTGATTTCAGCTTTAAGATTTGCTCTCTTAAGGCAACAAGCATTTTCTTGTCTACCTCAACCTTACTTCCATTAAGTGCAAGATAGCTATAGTTCTTGTCGCTTAAGAGGTTGACATCTATTAAACAGTCAACCTCATTTTGTGTAAGTCGGAAGATAAGAGGGTCTAACTCGTCTCCGTAGATACCTTGCCTGTCTGTCAAGTTATAGATATACACATCGTAGCTGTGATACCTTTCATCAAGGACAATATCAAATGAATTGTTCTTATCTACAACGATGTCATATTCTTTTGGCAGACCACCGAGCAAAATATCAATCTGCGCCAAGACTCATCACCTCGTTTAATCTGTAAGTTGTAAGTAAAGACTGTTTGCTTTGATAGTAGCAATAGTATTTGTTTCGATGATTCTCGAAGTAGTAAGCTGGTTGTACATCAACAGATTACCTTCGTTTTTCGCATCATAAATAACATAGTACCTTGCGGGAGCAGATGCAGGGAACCAGTCAGAAAGGCTCTCGGGGAAATTGATTGCATTTGCGTTACTGATTACGCCATCAGCAGGAGCTGTTAAAGACGAGAGCTGAACTCTTGTATATCCGCTACCGGCACTGTTAGGCTCAGTAACATTGGTTCCGTCAGCGGTAGGTGCTGTGCTTGACAGACCAATATAGTAAGTTGTTGGGAGTTCTGTACCTGTTGCAGTACTGAAAACATTACCCATAATGACATTCTTAAAATATGTAGTATTCAATGTCGTTTCCTCCTATCTTTAATTTAAAACATATTCTTGGTTGATGTTCTTAGCGATATTCATAATACCCTGATTTGGGATTTCAGAACTACCACTGGCATCAACAATAGTGATTTGGTAAATGAACTTTCCATAAAGAAGGGCTGTGTCTTCTTTAGGAATTTTCAAAATGATTACGCTCGCACATCCAGTTTCATCAGCTAACAACTCTGGGGTATATGACAAAATTGGTGAGCCTGTTTTGTTGGAGTAATTACAGATAGCGAAGTTTACATCTGCACCGCTGGCATCAAATGGTTCGCCTCTGTGATTTTTCAAATGAAAGTTAAAATCCTGAGTTTCGCCTCCAACAAACGAGATTTCAGGAAGTGTATAAACTGTTGTTTGCATAACATCAACCTCCTATGCTAATTGGGAATTCACACATAATCTCAACATTTCCTACGCCGTTCATAATCAAATGATTAGTACCACGACATAATCTCAGGAAGTTGAAATTAAAATACTGATATGGATTATCAACCGTATTGCAGGTAATGATTTCGTTTTCTGTGTCAATAAAAATGTTTGTCGCAGAAGTAGGTAAACCTGTAAACTGCATAACACGATTATTATCCGTTTCGTTTATAATGTTGAATGTCCCACCTTTGCTAAGGAACAGATTAAGTTTGGGTTTGTAATATCCGCGATACGAACTTTTATTATGTATATCAATTTCTGTTGTACCGTTTACAACACCCGTAAAAACTTCAGGATACTGGTATGCAAAAGGAGAGTCACAGATAACTTTACAAGTAAATCCCCAAGGGAGATTTCCAACATCAGTATGTTTGAGGTCGGTAATAAAGCATTTATATCTGAACATTTCCATATCCGGCTGAGTTATCTCAAGCCATTGATATTTATCGTGAGCTGTTAGCCAGTTCGCAATAATATCCATATCCCATCTATCAAGAAATACACCCTTGTTAATAGCATTGATATCCGCTCCGAATGTCATAGTGAACTCAAGCGGTTTGTTTGTAATAACGCCGTAATGCAACGGGGTATATCGTCTTGCGATTCTGTCCTCAACAATCTCCGAGTTAACAGACAAGGTGTTGCTTGTATCGGACTTGGTTCCGAAGTCATACATCATCAATCCATACTCTGTACACGAAATGCCGTTAAAGCTAAATTCGCATCCATAAAAAGCCATTGTATCACCTCGCTATTTATTTCTTTTCTTTTGCCTCCGCTTTATCAGAGTTCTCGTTTGCAGAAACAATCTCCTGACAAACTTCCTCGATAATTGCAATACAACCACCAAGGTTCATAAGGTTTGCTTTTCCTTTAACCTCGATGTTGTTAAGTGCATTAACAACAGATGCAAGTTTATTCAAAATCTGAGTGTTCATAAAACTATCCTTTCATACATAAATTTATTCTGGTACATTGTTCAGCACACTGACAATGTTATTTAAAATATAAGCCGTTACGGCACTTCCTTTAGACACAGAGGAAAGAGGGTTGTTGCTGTACATCGCATTGATTGCTGTAACAGCTTGATTAAACATTGCGGCCGTAAAAGTGTTACCTTTAACTGCAGTCGTAAACGAATAATCACTAAGACCTTTCCAATCCCGGAACTCATTTATTTTGCTTGTGAACGAGTTCCATTCTGTAGCCTTAAGATTAAAAGCACTTCCCGAGTTCTTAGCATATGTCCAACTAAATGATGCTGGTTTGCTCGAAATGGTAATTGATTTTGTTAATGTGTATTTAGTTCCATAATCATCCACACAATACAAGTAACTTCCACTATAAACAAATACAGACTGTGCTCGTATATAATATTTACCATCAGCAACCTTGTTGTACGAAAACGAACCAGAGGCGGATGTAAGTGTTTTCTGTTGCAGCACAGTAGAGTTAGTGCTGTCGTATAGATTTATATACACATATGATACATTCGAGGACTCCACCAGATTGTAGTTTACCGTGATGACACCGTTCTTTGAGCTCGTAGTAAAGGTTGGTTGTGCCGGAGAAGTTGTACAGGTATAACCAAATGTCCAACTACCATATTTACTGGAACTATAATACGCTCTTACCTCTATCGTATACGCAACACCGTATTGCAAACCTGTAAATGTGGCGCTGCTTGAATAAACGGTTTTACTATGCTCGTAATCATCATAATTCCTTGTAAGTCTCACCTTAAAATATTCAGCATCATATGCTCCGTCCCACGAAAATTCAAAGCCGCCATCAATTCTCGTCGTTTCTATATCTGTAGGAGTTAGGTCATAGTCTGAAATTGTAAATGTTTTGGATTTAGAAGCACTTTTGTCATTGTTATATACTGTTAATGTGGCGGTATATGTCTTAAAGCTATCAAGTGAAATGTTTACACTACCACTTGTTGATGCCTTACCCGATGCTTTGCTCCAACCACTTACGGTGATTTCATATGTGGCACCAGAAATAAGGTTTGAACACTTCCACGAACATTTAGCTGTTTTTGTACCTGTAGATGTTTGCGTAACAGTGAATGAAGAAATGGTAGGAGTTGGGTCTTCTGTCCAGTATGTAGCTGTGAGTGTTACGCCAGAACTCATACCTTGTATATTAGAGATAACACACTTTACTGTATATCTCGTACTTGCACTTAACCCAGATAATGTTGCCGTAGGAGAAGTTGTAATACCGTTATTGATTGTGGCTGTCTTTTTTAGTGTAGAACCAACATACCATTTAACCGTTCTTTTTGTACCGTTATAATTGCTGTCCAGTCCGGTAAGTCGTACTGTTAACGAACTGGATGTTCTGCTATACAATGAAATTGCTGCCACAAACCATCACCTCCAATCATATGAAAACTCGCCAGAGCGAATCTGGCGAGTTATATTTATTATCCGAATTTTGCGGTAACATTGAGATTTTGTATAGTAGCATTTTCAAAATCAAGCGTTCCAGTAAAACGAGTTAGATTAAAATCCCAATAGGTATAAGCTCCCGCGGGAGAATCAAAATGGAGATACGGAGCCGTTCCTTCATAATAGCTTATCTCTAAGAAGTGATACAGGGTATTGCCATAGTAAGCATATAAGTTAAAACTTCCTTCGTTGTCACTTGTGCTTCTTGGTAAAACATTGAACTCGTTTGCATATATCTCGGGAGAATATATTTTTTTGCCATCTATAAATGTTCCGCCAGAATACACACCGTTTGCAATATTTTGCGCCAATGTTCTTGCGGAGTTTGCTCTGGAATATGCAGAGTCAGCATAATCATAAGCATCGTCGGCATACCAATACGCATCATCGGCATCGTTAATGGCTTGTTGTGCTTTCGAATATGCACTACTTCCAGATTCGTCTATATTAGCCCATTCAATTTTACTTCCGGCACCAAGCGTAACACCGCCGTTGATAGTAACCGCACCGTTTTCATCAACTGCAAATGTAACCTTGTTAGTTGATTTGTTTTTAATTTCAATACCGTATAACGATAAGTAATCAGCATCAAACTTGTTGCCAGTTAACATTGATTTACCGCTCGAGTCTTTGAAATCTGAAGCTTGAACTACGCCACTGAAAACACCGGCTTTAGCCGTAAGCTCGCCTTTGGTGTTTACAACAAAATTACCATTACCGATATTGATTGAACCACCATTGATTGTGAAGGCACTTAAGATTTTTGTTGCCATTGCATCAGCAATAACACCATCGTGACCTATAGCAGTAGTCCAAGACCAAGCGTTGTCATCATCTTCATCCACATCTATATATCCCTTAGTACCTGTTCCAAACAAGATACCTTGCTCGTTCATCCAGATAGCAGAGGTGGATGATTCCTTGGTTGCGGCATTAAGTAACCATATACCATCATCATCAAACAACACATTGCCGGCACCGTTCTGCATAGTTGAAAGTTTTGTACTGATAGCACCCTGCAGTTTAGATGCAGTTAAATAGCCCTCTTCGGTTATATATTCACCGAGCGTCTTATCTAACTTGTCTATATCGGATTTCACTTTTTCAATATCGCCGTCTTCGACAAGAATCCACGATGTCCCGTCATAGCGATAAAGCTTTTTGGGTTCGTAATTACTTGTGAATGTGGCAGTGATTAAATCATAGAATGGGTCGGCTTTGTCTACCGATTCTACAATACCAAAGTGAGTTGATATTGTGGTTGTAGTGTTACAATTTTCTCCGTCACACAGAATTTCGGTAAGCATAACATCGCCACTTAACACCAACTCTAATGTAGCTGGACTGGTTTTGTTTAATAAAGATGGCTCTCTGCAAATAAAACCGCCAGAAGCCTTGATGAGTTCGTTATAATCAGAAACCGACGGAATACCGCGAGATGTATCTATAGTAATAGTGACACCTGCGAGGCTATCACCAACTTCGATATGTCTTGTTTCTGTTTTAGCTTCCGCAGTGTTATACCATAAGTCGCCTATGGTCGGCTGGTATGGTTCATATCTCTGGTAGAAAGTTACAATCTTTTGGTCTGCTGTAGCCTGTGCGTCGTTAGCTTTTTCAATAGCCTCAACAGCGTCAGCATCAACAATTTCCTGCCAAGAACTACCGTTATATCTATAGAGTTTTCCTGCTTTATAAGATTCGTAACACTCGCCAATTATCGAACTGTAAAACGGGTTTGATGTGGAAATCAAAACAACAGATGGATAATTCATCCCAATGCCGCCCGACGCCCATCCAAAACCAAGACCACTCCAGTTTTCACCGTCATATACGGTATCAATCTGAGACATCAATCTTCCGTCGGCAGTAGAAAACAGAGTTGCGGCATTTGCATTATCAGTGTCTAACATTAAAACATTTTCAGCAATATCACAGTCCGGGTGTTGTGTTTCATCAAACTCAACAGAACGGATTGTATCACCCATAACAATATTTCGTTTTACCCAACCTGAGCAATCTCCTGTTACATACCAGAGGTCGCCCTCGCGAGTTTTGTCGGGAATAGAATCTCTGTAGTGTGTTGTAACCGCATTTTCAACCTTTGTGTTCACATCGTTTATCTGTTCGATTGCGTCAGCTAAATCTTTTGCCGTCTTGTTTTCGGCGTCTGCCAGCTTTTGCAATTCATCCCCAAGTGTAGTGTCATAACTCGAATCATCGTGTGTAATAAAGAACTTCATAGAGTCGATATGTACACCAGAAGAGTCAACTCTGAACGAGCCGTCTTCGGTTGTGATTACTAAGTTCTGACCTGCGAGGATTGTACCTACAATGTAAGGAGCAACAATACCGTATGCTGTGATATCCTTTTCATAAAGCAACGGTCTGTCTGCCCAATCATCTTCGGTTCCTTCCCAAACCTGATACTGTTCATCTTCGTCCATATAGTAATATGTTTTGTTTTCATTGAAGACCTTATCAGCGGTTTCGGGATACTTTGCAATGTTCTCGTCAATGATTTTACCAATCGCCATCTTAGCTGTCTGCCAGTTATCATCAGTGAAAACAATGCTGTTGTTAATCATCCAAATCTGTTCGTCCTCATAACCTGCATTTGGATTATTACTGTCGATATATTTTCTAAGGTGTAATCCTGTTTCGTCCCAAGATACACCTTGACCACTGCTCGAGAGGATAGCGTTCTTCGCTACATCCAAAGCAGATTCCATAAACTCTTTTACCTTTGTAGAAGCACCGCTATCTACGAAAGCAGAGTAACTCATTTTATTTGCATCTACGGTTTTACCCATAGAAATACTCTGGTCAAGCAACTCAACAAGCTTAAAGGAACTGTCAGAAGAACTGTACTTATCACTGAACTGAAGTGAAAGAGAGGATAAGTTTTCAAAGTCTATATCAGCTCCAATAAATATTGG